CTCTTTTTCTATGATAGCCTCAATCACTTCAAACTCCTGCCATTTAGCCACCTTATTCTCTGCTTCAAATTGTATCTCTTCTAATCTTTCCTCACCGATAGTCTCTTTCACTATGAAATGTTCTCCCGGGCCATGCTCATCATACTGTTGATGACACACATGACAAAGACAATGCCCACATAGGTCATATCTCTCTGTCCCAAGCCAACTACCCCACCTAGTAGCCCTATGTCTCCTACCTACCACATGAGCAGCTTCCATCCTACTGTCATACTTTCCACAGTGTTCACACTTATACTTAGCTTTCTCTTTGACAGTCAGGGCCCATAACGAATCTAATTTCTTTATAAGTTTCCTATCCATACATCCCTCCGTAACCTATTTTATCTTTTTTCTTTTGGGTTACAGATATCATTCGTTCACTCTCATTTCTCTGATAACTGAAGCTCTTGTTAAGCTGCCTAAGTACTCCGATAAACCCAACAGTGTGAACTTATTACCCTTCGTATTCCAAGCCATGCTGCCCTTGCTAGTCGTATTCTTCTTGTGAGCTAAGAAGACAGCCGTATCATAACGACTGAACAGCTCATCAACTAAATCATCAGTCTGTATTAACTGTACGTCTTTTATTTCCATTCTTTCTCCTTTTCTTGTATTTATCAAAGCGTAAACAATCATTACATTCTTCTGTATTGTGATAAACGCACTCGCCTCTGAAGCAAACTGTTACGTTGAAATAACCCAACGGTCTACTTTTCTTTCCCATCACAACCTCTCAATCGTTTGTTGATTGCTTGGGCTATATGTTTATGAACATCTGTTAAGGGTTCATTCAATTTCTTTATTATTATATTCTCTAGTTCCTCAACAGAGGGTAATCCATTAGAAGCTATTTTAATATTCTTTTCTAACAATATAATTCTTCCTATAAGTATTTTAAAATCTCTCATACGAAGATTATCTACATTGTTAACTTTTTCGTCTACATAGTCCATATCTTTAATTTCCATCTCACCCCTCCTTAGTTAGTTCATCTTGTTTAGAGATTATTTCTTTAGCGACATCATCAGTCGTAACAGCCCAAGTATTTGGTCGTTGATGTAATTCTGCAACAGCGTTCCTTACCTTTGTGTAATCTAACCGAGTAGCTTGGTAGATTGCGTCAATAGCTTTGCCACTTATCATTAAATCGCTAAATAATATCTCTCTTATCTTATCTTTCACATCCTCGCTCCTTAATCTTAATAACAGAATGTCTTATTCCATGAATATCTATCATTTCTTCTCTGTTGTCTTCTATCCAATTCTCCCACTCATCATAGGCTTGGTTGTAGCCTTCATATCTTGGGTCATCTCCTATCTTATATTCCTTCTTCTCAGGTCTTCTCAAGTCTCACCTCTCAATCGTTTATGTATGGCTTTGGCTGTTCTCTCTAGATAACAATCATCAACACATTCAAGCTCATCATCCATTATCTTTTTAATCTCCTCAACAGTAGGTAGAGAGGCAGTAAAAATCATATCATCTACCATTATTGTTTCAACACTCATCCTTGGGTAACAAACAGGACAATATAAATTTGTTCCTTCTCCTACTAAAAAAGCCTTACAAGTTTTACATTTTTGGTAATCTCCCATATCCTCACTCCTTAGTACTTTTTGCGTAATCTTTCCAAAGCTTATTTATGTATGACTTCTTAATCTTCTCTCCACATAATGAGCAATACTTAAAATATCCAGATAAATGTCCTAATCCGTCTATTTCTTCTGGATGTCTGAATGAATACAATTCTGAACTACTATGCCAATATTCTCCTATAATATGTTCACATGGTTTCTTCATATCCTCACTCCTTAGGGTAAACTGTTATATCTGTTCCACTTGCGTAGTCAACAGCTACTATCTTCTTATCACTTAACCACTTCTCCCAATCATCTTGTTGTTCCTTAGTTAGCAAATTACTTCGTATGTTACTTTTGCCTTTGGATTAATAATCCTCATTACTTCTGCCATCTTTTCTCTAGTGTCTTCTTGGTCAAAGTTAAAAGTTTTATCATCTACTTTAATATTAAATCCATCATATAAATCTTGTATTTCTATCTTCATATCCTCACCCCTCCTTAGTTAGTTCATCTTGTCTTCTAATAATACGGTCAATTAACATTTTAGAAGTTCCATCTATGTTTAAAGAACTTATTGATAATACCTCTAATCTCAAATTCTCCATTTTATTAGAATCTAACCGAGTGGCTTGGTAGATTGCGTTTACAAGCGTATCTCTTATAGCATCTCTAACACCCCACTCTCCTTCTTCATACCAAGATGAGCCTTCAACTATCTCTCTTATCTTATCTTTAGACATTATCACTCCTTAGTCAAATTATTAATAAACTGCTTCATAAAAAACCTGTTCTAATATTTCTTTTGAATGTTGCACCACATCGTCATAAGTAAAGTTCTTAGCTATATATAATATTAATTCATTCAATAATTCCATATTCCTCACTCCTTTGGCATACTTTTAGACCATTCTTTTAATATTTCTCTTTTACTTAACATCTTATCAAATATTTTAATATTATTAACACACTTACTTATTCTGATAAATATTCCTTCATCTTTATTGATGTGGAGTAAGTCATATTTCTCTTTCATATCCTCACTCCTTAGTTAATAAGTAACACAGATTGTTAATACTGCTGCTGCCAACCAATAGATACAATGTCGCCAGTCGCCTTGTAGTCCATAAGGGATTGATGCACATACATCTAGTATTATTAGTATTGTTGGGAATAGTTTTAACATCCTATCCTTTCTTTCGCTATGTTAAAGTAATTCTCAGTCAATTCATCTATTATCTATTGATGTTGTAATGCCTTTAAACTTATTCCACACATAAGAACCATCTTCAAGATGTGGTAGTATATGAATAATTCCCTTCGCAAAATAAATAGAATCCTCTTGGCATAGAGGCCTAAACTTAATAACTAGCTCAGTTCCTTTTGGAATGACTGAAATGTGGTCTAAAATTGCTTCTTCAAACCAATCTTCTTTATCCCAAATCATATCTATAATATCTTTTGATGATGTGTTTAGGATTGTTACACCATTGTGGCTACTTCCACCACCTTTATAAAATGTTTCCCCGTGGTCTATCTGATATGAGCCGTTAACTTTATACAAAACATCATCTTTTTTTAAGTTATCAAACGGTAAATCTTTTAATAATCTCTTTTTCATATCACTCCTCCTTAGTTAGTTTCATATATTTATTAATCTTACTTCTCCAATTCCTGAATCCCATGAAAATAAGAACTAATGTATTTAATTGAATGTCACAAGATTTACAAACATATCTTGTTTTGTTGTTGTCTGCACAGATATTCCACGACTGGTTTCCTTTCTTGCCACATCTAAAACACAGCTTCATATCGTCACTCCTTAGTTAATTCTTGTATCTTCTCATTTATAGCACTTAATACTTCCCATTGATTTTTTGTGTAAGGATTGCTAAAAGGAAACTCTGCTCTGTCAAATATGCCGTTTACAAATATAATTCTGATATATCCGCAGTTGCATAACTCTGGCTCTGAACTTATCCCGTATGTATTAATCTTGTATTGGTAAGTAGTAACGGTGTGTACTGTTTCATCATATAGCCTGTGCATCTCACCCCTCCTTAGTCAGTTCCATCAGTTAACCCCAACCAAATAGCCATTAATTGTTCCGATATTTCTTTATTGTCATTATCTTCTTCGCTAAAAGTCCTATCGTATAATTTAATAGTCGAAACTTCTAGTTCTGGATTTTCTCTTTTAATATCAAAAGTCATTGTAAAATTATGCCACTTCCCATCTTTTGAAGAAGGGATATCATCGTACCCAAAATCTCCTATTTTTAGAAAAGGTTGCTTTATTCTTAAAAAGTTTCTAAGCCAATCTCTTATCTTATCTCTCATATCCTCACTCCTTAGTTAATAGTTCATCTATTATCTATTGATGTTGTAATGCCTTTAAACTTATTCCACACATAAGAACCATCTTCAAGATGTTGTTTGATATATACCGCAATCATCTGGGTTATCTAACATTTGTTCTGTATCTTAGTTAGTTCATCTTCTGTTGTTATGTTATGATTATGATATTGTTTGTTGTGTGCTACTGTTGAGTAAGATAAATCTGCATGGCAGACACCAAACCCAGTTAATGCTCTCTTGTTCGTAACTCTCTTACCAAGCCTAGCTTTTGCATTAGCCGTCTTATTAGGGAAAGATGTCTTTCCGCAGACTGTGCATTTGATAATAGGACTCTGCTCTTTGAAATAACCATATGATTCTGGTGCTTCCCACTTGTGTTTACAATGACTCATCTTTCTCCTCTCGTACCATGTTATCTATCTTAATAACTCTTACAGGAATACCCTTCTTGAAAGTCTTGATGGTAAGTTCACTAGGAAACTCTGCTAGTTTCTTGTTAATTAAGTCTTTTCTGTCTTTATCAACTACTGTTGCCCAGAACTTAAGCCAGTATACTTCTGAATTGTTGTGGCATTCGGCCTTGGACACCTTATCTGTCCACTCCTTAACGTTGGATTCCCTACGCCAGTCAGGGTTATCCTTCTCAAACTTCATTCTCCTGTCCGTTGGCAAGGCCTTAAACTTAGAGACAATCTCAGGCTCATGAGGCAAAGATCGATACTTAATGCCATCTAGAAGCTTGTCTGTAACAAACATCCCTAGTCTGTTGTTTAGTTCTTTTAGATCAAGTACTCCACCATGCGTAGATATCTCTGTTATCTTCTTGCAAGTAACCGAAGCATCTGTGTCGTTAAATATCATTTAACCCCCAATCTAAGCTTTACATCCCATTCCCAATCTAAGTCATATTCCACATAACCATACTTTTTTATCTCTTTAATCTGCTTCTGAACCTTTGCTCTTTCTTTTCTAACATTTTTATTGTCTGGATGAAGCATTCTAAGATATTGTTCTAAACCTCTCAATATTACAGCCTTGTTCATCTGACCTCCTTTGCATCTCTTAACAGTTTATTCATTTCTTCTAACCCAGCATTTTCATCTGTTGGGTTGCTAATCCAATCCTGCCAGTTATTAAACCAAACAGATCCATCTTGTATGTATCCATCGGCAACTCTCTTACTGTTTTTATAATTCTTAAGGGCTGTTTTTATGTCTTCAAAGTCTTTCTCGTTCTTAACTGAAGCATTGCAATGTCTCAGTGCATTCTTCTTACCGACTTTGTTTGGGTATAAAAGCCATAATTCCTCAAAATGAGGTATATACTTCTTTATCATTGTTGTATTAACCTTCTTTGTATGGGAGTAAGATTCGGCACTCAACTTGGTATCTCCAGCGACACACCCCGGGGAACCTGCCGACACTCCACTCTCTTTTGGGGTATCTACCTGGGCACCCTCATCAAACTGTTCTCCGACATCTTGGTAGCATTGTGAACCTTGATAGGAATTGTAATTGTTAAGTGTGATAATACAGTATTTAGTTGTTATTTCTCTTGTTAAGAACCCTGCGTTTTCTAAGACATAGGTGGCTCGCCTTATCTGTGACTTGTGCCACCCTAATTCAGAACCTAGTCTCTTATAACCTCCTAAGTACTGACCTCTTCGCAATACCACACTCTTTTGAGCCCCTGGGAAGTGGATAACTTGCCCTTTATGACAGGATTTCAAAAGAATGTGGACTGCTAGACAAACGGCTCTTGGGTTCTTATAAAAAGAAGTATCAATTAACTTCCTATGTAATAATATCCAGCCGTTTTCCATTTAGTTCTCCTCTGGACTTCCGTCTTCTGATAAGAACTCAGGAACATCCTCTACAGCCGTTGAAGCGTTGGGGTCTACTTCGTAAGCTACAGTATTGTTGCGGAGTGTACCATCTCTGTCTGCCTTTTCGTCAACAATCCAGACTGATGTCTTCCCGATAAGCTTATTTAAAAGCTGTCTGAAATCACCTGATGTTGTATCCATAGACGGCAAAGTGGTCATATCAATACCACACCCCGCAATGAAGTTCTTTAACTTCCAATCACAAGAGGGAACAAGAGTGATAAACTCTGTGTATTTCTTGCCATTATGCTCATCAGGAGTCATTATCTTAGTAATAATCTTTAACTGATTGTTGCCAGTTGAAGCTTGTACTTCTTCAATAGCTTCAATCTTTACTGTATATGGCCCTTTTGGGTATATTGTAAATCCTTTGTCTTCTATTTTGTCCCAATCCATTCTCATTTTGACTCCTTTTCGTATTTGTCATATTTATAGTTTAAAACTTTGTCTAGTACGATTGTAAGATCTGCTAACTCTCCAGACTCATCGTTGGCTCCACCAACACCTTTGAACTGGGACTTGCATAGGTACATATCGTTTGGTCTAATCCTAATCCATCTCTTTCCTGTCTTCTCATGTACCTCTAATCGCCCTACGATGTCCACACATCCACAAAGAACTGGGACTATAGACTTACTCACTTTAGGGCAGATAAGCGATAAGAGGCTACCCTCAGCGTTCCTGAGCTCCATTGGGAACTCCCATGCGTTAAAGATAACGTTCATCTTGTTATAAACTAAGTCTCTAAACTGATGGATCCACTGTTTCATCTTGTAAGAAGCATCTCCATATTCTCGGAGGGTAGGGGCTTCTTTGCCATGACGCTCTGTTATGTTGAGGATTAATTGATTCTCTATCTCAGATAAGTTATCTAAAACAACGTTCTTGAAAGGGTGTTTAGTTGTACGGAGATTTTTATAAAGTTCGTCTATAACCTTTTCAAACTCATTGTCCTTAACAGCTTCTAAGATATTAAATACAACGTGACCTTTACCCAACAGTGGGCCAAGACCTGCTTCTGCGTTGATGATAAGAGTATCATCAGGAGGGAGTGTTGTGGCAAGAGTCGTCTTACCAACGCCTGGGTTACCGTAAATGATCAAGGAGATCCCACGGTCAATCTTATTACCAACAGGTTTTAAGTTTTTAAGATCCATTAGAACTTACCTGCTCTGACCCATTTGTCATGGACTGCTTTCATTGCCTTGACAATCTTAGTGTTCTCTGCTACTGCTGTTGTAAGTTCTTTGATAGCGTCTATCATCTCACTGTCAACTGCTTTTATTACTTTCTCTACTACTTCTTTCTTAAACTTCTTAACATCTTTCTTTTCAGTCATTCAAGTCTCCTTTCATTCATTTTACTCCTAGATTAATTGTAGAACTCGTTGCATCTTTTGTACTAATTGTCCCAACAAAACTGTTGAACTCAACATGAGCTTTATCAACAATTAAGTTTCCTCTACCATCACTAGAAATGCTAGTGACAAATGGTCCTGCTGTTGAACATCCTACAAGCAGTATTACTGATGCTAATAATAATATTCTCATTTTTCCTCTCCTTTCTATTCTATTTTATGGGTTGACCTTTGTATTTAAAATATAACTGTAACATTAAGTTATCTGGTTTCTCCTCGAAGCATATCTTCTTGTAAGGACATTCTGAATTATAGTTGTAACAGTTTGCAGTATTTCTATAATATCTTTTTGTTCTACCCTTGCCTCTTATTTCTTTAGCTAAAGATATAGCATCATTCTTCCAGATCTCTATTTCCATATCACTACGATAAGAATAGATCTGTCCGAAGTAAAAGTCTGGTCTTGCTTTATAGTCTGCCATGATTCGAGTGCCGAATTGATTCTGGTCTTCACTCACTCTCTTGCGGAGTAATGGCTTTTTAATGAAGTCATACATAATACCTTTTACGTCATAGCCTAATTGTTTAGCGGCCCATACATATGCAGTACCTTGTGCTGATGATGATATTCGTTGATTGAATTGTCTTAGTGTCTGTCCAGTTGTCTTTAACTCCCGCACCCACCAGTCTCCGTTCTTATTGACGAGCCCATCTATCCTACCGATAAATGTGACACCCCTATATAAAGGAACACGGAATGACTTCTCGCTCTCGATCTTATCAAACTTTGCTCCTAAGAAAGGGCATTGCGTGAACATACCTAGAGCTGTGTACTTTGATAAGACTAATGATTCTGATTCTTCTGGACTTGATTGTGCTATCTCATCATCGAATGATTTAGCGAGGTCGTTAACTGTTTCTTTTATTGGTGCACCTTTGTAATAGAAGTCAAAGGCATTGTGTACTGCTTTACCGAGGGATAGTGCTGAGGATTGTTTAATGGGTGTCAAGCGTTGCTTATAACGCCAGTAATACTTTTTCCAACAACTACGTGCTACCGAGGAGGAATTATTACTTATGTCCATGTATCTCCTTTTCTTTTTTGAGTGTTTGACCACTATACCACTAACTCAAAAAATGTCAAGGAGTTTATTTATTCCATCTACCTCGATTCTTTCTTAATACTGATCTGTTTCTCCTAGAGAATATTCTTCCTGGTCTTTCTCTACCATTTATTTCATTGACAGATTGTTTGTAAGTAATCTTATGTTTGTTCCTGTAGAAAGGATCTCTTAGCTGTTTGATAGAAGAACCTTTGATTATCTTGCGTATCTTATCACTATAATATCGCTCTTGTTTAACCATCCTTCTCTGTTGTGCAAGCTTGTGAGGGTCTTCTGCTGATGATCCTGTGCCTATATTTAGACCTGCTGCACCTCCTAAGAAGCTTGTTGAGTATTTTGTCTTACCTTTTGCTCTAAAGAAAGTAGGTGCTGTTGATCCAACTATATGTTTTGCTCTGTCTGATAGCTGTTCTCCTATGGTAATTTCTCCACTATCGTTGGTAATAGGTAATCCCATAAAGTTTCTATTCTCTATCTGCTCTACAACTGTCTTAACACCCCAGCTTAACTTACCTTTAGCAAAAGACAACGGTCCTCTTTCTGCTAAAGCAACAAACTGAGAAAGTTCTCGCCAGATAAGAGGGTCTGCATATGTTCTTTCACCTGAAGGAGTCTTGAATGGCCCAACGTTGGGTAATCTGATCCTTGCAAACTTTCCGGGCTCATTCTGGAACATCCATCTCTTTTTAGCAAAGATTCCTTCTTCTTTGTCTTTATCATCATCATCCATGAAGCTGAGTCCGAACTGTAGTAAGGAAAAGAGTACAAGTTTGATAGTTATAATCCTAGCTAAATGAGCTTGATAGTATTTAGAAAGGTAATCCATCTCTTGGCTTGACTTATCTCCATGAAGGAGACTGTTAAGAACACTACTATTACCTACTCTATACTTATGTTTGAATCCTAGAGCCTTGTTTACAGGGTACATAGCTCCTGTAACCTGCTGTAAGAATGACATAGTAAAGTTTCTAGCAAACAATCCTACCTGTAGGAACTTAGCTTCAGCTCCATATCTATGCTTATCTATCATACCTGAAGTGCTGGATGTGAAAGCTACTGCTAACCTAGCTGCTTCTTCTAATCTAGCATTCTTGTCCGTTATTTGAGGATTAAACTTAGGGTCTGCGATGAACCTATCTATCATAGAATTAGAGAATGTATACATAATCCTAGCAACATAGTGATTAAAGACATAATTATCGATACCTGCTTTACCGCCCATTGTATCTTTTAGCTGTGCCATTGGATCTCGAAGTGTTGGGTGCTTGTCTGAAAGCTTCTTATCAAACAAAGTTTCCATAACATGATCAGCTAGGAAGGCTTCTTGTCCATGTCTTTGGAGTAAGCTAACTCGTTTAGGATCATACCCATAGTTATTCATATGTGCAAAAGCATCTGTCTTGTTAGCCATATGTTCTTTAACGCCTTGAACACCGAGACCACCACCCCAAATAAGAGGCTTTATTCCAACGTTCCATAGTGTCTTAGGGTCCATCCACAACATCGGAGATGAGGCTATCTGGATAGCAAAATTGTAAGGACTTAACATTATCTGTCTCTTTACGAATCCATTGACAGCTAACAAGCTCTTGGTAAATTCTGTGCTCTTTGGCTTGCTATCATACAACTGGCTTAATAATCCATACACATCTCTATGAACCCAAGGCATGTTGGTTGCACTACCTCTGTGATCAACTAACCCAGGTGCATTCTTCATCTGAATATATCCAAGCTTAGTCAGCATATTAGCTGGCCTTAGTCCTTGTTCATTCTTGACTATTGCTGGATCTGTCTGGTAAGCAATATATCCTATGTCAACGGTGTTACCTTTGCTGTCTTGTACCGTTGGCAAGCCACTCTTATTTACTGGTCTAATCTCTTTGAGCTTAATAATCATGTCATTCTGAGCTACTTTTTCCATAGATTCTTGAACATAGTTGCCTAAAGCTGCACCATAGTTAGTAATAACATCTAATCCGGTACCTTTTTCTGCATGAGCTGTTGCTACGGCTGCTTCTGCAGCTGTCCTGAAATCTTTTCTTTGAACGTTGGGTGCTTTTAGATTTCCAGGTGAAGCCTTGGTGGAGTCTTTGTGTAACCAGAATCCAGGAGTAAAGCCATTCTCAGCGTTGGCTTGATTAGGCGTACGATCTAAGAGTCCTGAATCTTTTAGTGATCCGAACATAACATCTTCTATCTCATTCTTGCAGATAATAATAGTATCTTGTAAAGCTTTAGGTAGAGATGAGTAATATAATAAGGCTGGCTTACTCTTCTTTAGGTCTTCTATCTCCTGTGTGGTCATAGGAGTTCCTTGATCCTCCATAAGATTTGTGTAGATAAGCACATTAGCTTCCATTTCGGCTGTATTACGCTTGCCTTTATATTTAGGTAAATTAGTAATACCATCTTGCCAAGGACCAGGCATGCCAACATCAGCTATTCTTATATTATAGGTACCCTTTACAGTCATGATTTCTTGATTAGCAAACCACATATGATCTAATAATGACCGTTGGATAGATTGTTTCTCTTCTTTTGTCTTGCCAGGATATTCTTTCTCTACATAGTTATATACAGTAAGATGAACAATATTACTAATAGCACCTGCATTGAATCTAGCTAATGTTCCAGCATGCTTTTCATTGATATAATCGGCTACTATCTTATTAACATCACCTTCAGAAATATTAGTCTTAACTTTAGCAAAGCTATTTGGTCTTAATGGATCGCCTAAGACACCAAGTTGTTCTCTTATCTCTTGATCAGTAAGAAGGGGATCTATCTTCTTTCTAAGAGCCATTAAGGCTTTTAAGGCAAAAGAGTACTCTATCATATCTTCTTTCAATATAGTAGGCTCTAAGGTTGTTTTAAGGGCATTCTTTTGCTCACCTGTCAACATATACCCTAATTTCTTAACAGCACCTCTCCAGCTAGCATTCTGTATGTTCTGATCGTTCAAGAAAGCAACATCAGTAAACTCAGCAGGGATGTCAAAGAACAAGGAATTTTCTACTTCAATCTCCTTGAGGTTATACATCACTCCTTCTATCAATATGTCAAAGTTCCCAGTTACAGTAGTCTTAGATCCTTCTTTCTTTATTCCATAAGTTCCTGGAGCAAGGTATGTATCCTGATGAGTCCTACTGTTTAGCAAAGAAACACCTTTCTCTGTGATAACCATATGTCTTTTCTTAAGCTTTTCAAGTTCAGAGTCTTGCCTCTTAGCTATTGCTTTTTGTAACATAGTAAGCTGGTCTATCATATAAGCTACTCTTGTTTTCAAGAACTGTTCTTGCTCTTGTTGAGTAAGCTTGTATCCTCCAATAAGCATTGTCTCATGTTGTGCATTAAAGTGAGGATTAGGAATAAGAGCTTGTTTCAGATCACTCCATACTTCTCTAACAGTTTTAGCTGGATCTCCCTCAATTATTCCTTGTGCAGTCCATTGTTTTTTATACTTAGACCAACGTTTGCTTACATTAGCTACTCCTGCCTTGTTCTTTTTTACATTCTTGAACAACTCAATCATGTAGTGATTCTTAGCACCCCACTTAATCGTGTCAATATTATCAATAGATTCAATAAACTTAGTAAAAGTAATATAATTCTTTTCAAGCCTAGAGACTATACCAATAAGCTTATCTCCTTGAATGTCAACTTTCTTGGGGTTAGCATAATATAGGTCTTTCAAGCTATTAGCTAATAATTTATTATTCTCTTTACTCTTTCCTACATACATTTCATTAATAGCATAGTATATGTAAGCTTTTGTATTTCTTAAGAATTCATTAAACTCTTTCAAGAACATATGCTCAAAGCCTTTAGCATCTCCTGTTACGCCTCTTGATCCTACTTCACTTGCAGTAAGAGACTCTTTAGCTATAGAACCTTCTGGTGTTTCATTTATCTCTTTAGCTGTTTCTTCTCCAGAAACCTTCTCGCTCATAGACTTAAAGTATTCTTCTACTTGTAAGTCTTCAATTATTCTTCTCTTTCTTATGTCAGCATTCCTTACCTTAATAACTTCTTCTTTTCTATTTAGAGTTGCTATGTCTTTTTCAGGTGCTCCATCAGCTTTCTCAGAAGTTCGTAATTCACGCCTATTCTCAAGGAAAGCATCAATTATCTGTTGTTCTTCGTTTGTTATATAAGGTTCCATAGCTCTAACTTGTGCTTGTGCTTTCTTATTACCCAGTCTTGCCATCTCAAACACATCTAGCCTATCTATCTTTTCACCGCTTATTAGAGCCTTCATCTTATTCTTTGCTACATCAAAAGGAGCTTCAAACATCTGAACAGGTCTGTCAGGAACGAAAGCCTCTGCTTTAATTCCTTTAGGGTTCTTATACTCGTTAGGTACATCTTTAGCAGGAACTTGCTTACTTCCTGTTCTAGTCTTTAAATGCCATATCTCAATATTCTTTTTCCTTCTTTTAAGAGTTCCTTGATCTCCTTCTTTTAAAAGAGCCTTGCCTGTGTTATAAGTTTCATCTACAGTTACAGTTGTTTTCCAATACTTCTTACCCTTCTTTCTCCCTGGTTCTTCGTAGAGAGTTCTTCTAGAGAACTGCGTGTTGTCTTCTGATGTAGACTCCTTAACCTCAGCTATCCTCTTTCTAAGCTCTACTTTCACTCGTTCATCGGAAGATGCATTGAGTTCCATTTGCAAGGAAGCTAGATAGTTAGACCTTTTAGAAAACTGTATTGGAGCTCTCGCATATATACCAGCTCTACGTTGTGCAGTTCTGAATGGATTAAATCTTGCCATCTTAGAAGTAGTCCATCCATCCATAGTTGAAAGTTTCTTCTTAAGATCGATATCATTTGCTATTGCTATTTGTTTCTTAGCTTTCTGCAAGGCACTTAGATAGAATATATTAGTGATCTCATTAATATCATTCATAGTCATCTTCTGAGCATTCTGAGTATTATAAGAATCCAACCAAGCCATAAGACTAAAGCTTTTAAATGATGTGTTCTTTCCTGTTTCTATAGCTTCTTTATTACTCATGTCTTTATACAACATCTTGTATGATACGGCTTCACATACAGTTTCCTCTAACTGTGCCATTAGAGCAGACGTTGGTCTGTTTTTCTTAGTATCCCAAGAGACTAAAGAAGTTAATAATTTATTATCAATTCCACTCTCCTGAATCAGTTCATATCTATTTGCTCGAACTTGCTTTGCAGTCAAGGCTGTTGTAGCTTTATCAAGGTTCTTAAGATTTTCTCTCTGGTCTGTTCTTAACAAGTAATGAACAGTCTCATGCATCATCTTATGCATAACACCATCAGCTAAATTGTTTATCTTGTATATTTCAGGGTTAGCTTTAACTTCTTTTTCAAACCAAGCTTGTAGTTCATCAGCAAATACAGTCATCTGATCAGCATGATCCTTAGTCCATTGAGCTATATTATGTATTCCATCAGTACTCTTATCGAATACTGTATCTAAATACTGTGAATACTGTAGAAAAGCTGGGGCATCTCCACTTGCTATTAAGCTCTTAACATGATTTAAAGCGTTGATGATTTCAGGACTATAGCCTAAATGTCTAAGTTCAGCAGTTAGTTCTCTAGTGGATAGAGTAATTCTAGGTGAGCTACCAGCAGAATATGATCCTGAGTTAAGTACGCTTATGAATTCTTCTGCTGCTTTCGTTGGGTCAACTCCTTCTCCAACAAACTTTATCTTTCCTAAATCAACATAAGAAGAATCCTTCTTGTCTTTAATGGTTGATCTCGCTCCTAAGTCCCTAGCTAGTATTTCTAAAGTAGTGATCGGAGACTTCCTAGAGATAGCACCGCCTTCTGTGATATGCTCAAACATGTTAGGTCCATAAAAGACCTCTTGATTCTGAGAAGCTTGTTCATCTACAGTTGCATCAGAAGACACACCACCAAGAGGAACAATAACATTCTCTTGAAGAATCTTTATTATTGCATCGTTATCTATGCCAGTCTTGTTGTTTAAGGCTTCAGCACTTAAGTTCAATAGCTTTTCTTTATGATATATAGGCAGGTCACCTAACCCAAGAGTTCTTCCCTCTCCAGCATGAAGCTTAACTCCTTTAGGATCAGATAATTCTTGCATAGAAGAAACTAGGTTAGAATTAACAGTAGTCTGTTGTTCGCTTGTAAGCTGACTGTATGTATTATCAGGAGCAGCTCTGTCAATAGACTTTACATCTACCTGTGCGTCTTTGTTAGGAGCTAAGTATGCTTCTTTCCTTGTGTCAGCAGTCTCTCTAGCTACAGTCTTAGTATCGAGCTTGCCAATCTTCTCGTTCAAAACTTTAGTAGTCTTAGCTACAATGTCTGATTGAGACTTTAACAAGGCCCCAGATACAACACCATCTACAGTCTTAGATATAGTTTCAAAGGAATATACCTTACCATTGTCATCTCTTACGCCATCCTTCTTAAGGGTTCGCCATACATCTCCAGATATTTGCTCTAGTGTATGTTGATTCTTACTAACTATAGCACTACCACCGCCCATTACACCACCTGCTAAGAATCCACCTACAAAACCTTCTAAAACACCATCAGTAATATCTTGATATAAGTTATCTGTACCTTTCCATCCATAGACTTTTAGAACATTACCAAATACTCCCTGTGCAACTTCTTCAGAACCTTCAGTCAACCCAACGGAGAATAGCTTTCTTGCAATGTTTGTTCCAGGCTTCATAAACTCCATCAAAGGAGCAACTTCTAAAGCTGACTCAGCAATCCAATCTAACATAGCTAGCTTACTAGCTTCTTGAACACTCAAACCATTATCTCTAGCCTCACGATAGAAAGAAGAACCTGTAACGGCACCCAACGGCTGTGTCCCTAAGAAACCCCATCCGAACTGAGCAATCTTACTTAACTTCCTACCATTAGCCAACGAAGCACCCAACTTCATAGCTCCGCCTCCACCCAACAGTCCTAACCCAACGCTAGGTAATGCCTCACCCAACAGTCCTGCTGATCGAGCAAAAGGATTCTTACCAAGAGTTAATCCAGGTACAGGAGCTTCCCAACCAGTAGATGCTTGTTCTTTCCAGTAATCAGAATGTTCTCTACCCCACTGAGCTAACTCAGGATCATTGTTGGCTTCTCCCATCCAATTAGCCATATCTCCAACACTACCTATAAGACCTTCTGTACCTCTCCCTAGTCCAGCTGCTGCTTCTCTAAAGATATTAGGTCTATAGAACTTGCTGTTAATATCATTCTTACTTCTTGGTGCTTCTCTTAGACCAGTTGAATCTGTCTTTGGTATAAACATTTTTTCTCTTTCTTAAGGCATATTTAGGGAAAGGTTTAAGCATTTCTATTGTTTCTTCTTCGCTCATAGGAGCTTTATCAATCAAGTCTAGTATCTCTTTTGAAAGTGCCATGTATCCTCCTAATACTGAGATTGTTTATCATCATCAAAGAAATTCTTAAATAGACTCTGAGCATCTTGGCTAAGATTTGAGCCATAATCTTTCAATTGTTTCTGTCCTTGTCTACCCCAGGCATCAACAGACTTAGTTGGTGCTTCTTTAATCCAGTCAGGAGCTATTCCATGTCCTATGTTCTGTGTAGTAGCAGCCATCCAAGGATTTATACCTAAAGCATGTCTAGACAATGTATCTATTACACTCTCTGGAACACTCTTAATTAACTTTCCGAATCCTTCAGCATTAGATATATTCTCAGTTTTATTACTAGGCATCTTTTCAGGAAGCGTATAAGATCCACCAATAACCTTTGCTTCATCAAAGTCATTAGCTTGCTTCATCTCACGATCTATAGTCTCTTTATCTCCAAGATATGCACCTTTCTTTGTTTCAACAAAAGATACATCTTTATTATAAACACCAGAGTCTTTATTGGTTACTAATGCACCATAAGTAGATGCTGGTAATCCTTTGACATCATTACTATCTAGTTGAGCTATTGGAATCTTACCTATAACATAATTAGAATATGTCTTATCATATTCTACTTTAGCCTTTTCAGGATCTTCTATGAAAGCTGAAGCCTTCTCAGCTTCTGATCTAGCATCATCTCTTAGAGTATTCAACTGATCAAAAGTAAGTCCTGTTCTTCCAGATGTCTGATTCATGTAATAAGTCGTACCATCCATTTCTATAGGAATAGAACCTTTCTTCTTTTCAGTTGAAAGCTCAGTACCCTTCTTCTGCATCATAGCAAGACTCATATTGTAAGAGTTTTTGTCTTTAGCAAGTTCTTTCTCTGCATTTAACTTCATTTGCATTTCATCTCTTGCTAGCTGTGTTTCTTGCATCATTTTCATTTGTTGCATCTTCTGCCCTGCAAACCCTTGTGCAAAGCCACTAATAAGGTCAGCCCAAGCATTGTTCTGCTGTGGTGCTTGCTGCCTTGGTCCTTGTGTGCTATATCCTCCACTGTGCGGTACTGCCATAATATTACTCCTTTATTTATATTGACTCGTGAAGCTGGATCCATAACCTGCATTCGAAGCAGCCTGACTTGCTGAATTGTAAGCAGGTAATGTATTCCCACCGTTTGGTTGACCTGACCAATAATTAGCTTGTGTCTGACCAGTATTAATACCCCATTGACTAGCCATCTGTCCAGCAGCACTACCAAGACCTGAGAAGTCTGGACCTGCACCTGATTGACCACCAGATCCTCCATAATTAGTAGTATACTCTGGAGTTCTAGGCATAGCTGCCATTCCTGATGCACCTCTCCACATATCTTGTCTACGGTTCTCACCTCTCATCTTTGCAATATCAGCAGCAAAGCCTGTCTTCTGGCTGGCCATCTCATTACCTACCCTACCGATGTTAGCCATCATAGCCTTGTTTCCAACTCCACCCATTGCTCCAGCTTGCATAGCTAATCCAGCAGCACTATTGCCTCTATTGCCAGCAGTACCCATGTACTCTCTATTAAGCTTTCTTTCTTGCTCTACTTGCATACCTTGATAATACTCTTGCATCCATGGAGGTTCTTCACCCTCCATAGCACCACTATACATTTCTCGTTGTTGATCTCGAATACCTTGATAGTCATCATACTCATCAATGTAAGAGACTTCCAATCCAGGCATACCTTCTTGTTGACTTGCATTGTACATACTTGCACCTGCTCCAACCACTGCTGCCCCTCCGATTGCCCAAGCTACCATTGTCATTTTGAACCTCCTATTTTTAAAGTGTTCTCTTCTATAAGACACACAGCTGGATCGTCATATGTCTTTGCTATAATATAGTCTTCTATCTTTTCTAAATCTGTCTCATCTGTGACATGCGTTGTAATCCAGACAGTATCTTCATGCACGTATATAATCCTTTTAGTTCCTGGCTCAGTTATGCCAGCGTAAGGTGCCTTTATTCTCTTAGCCCCTGCTTCCGTTAGAACAGAACACTCTCCACTCATAACAAAGTAAGGATGTCTGAACTTGTGTATCTTGCTTGTTAAAAGAGTTCCTTTAGGCATAAATATCTCTCTGACATACGCACCATCTACAAACTTATGCTTCAACGGTAAGAATGTCTCATCATTTTCATGTCCTTCTAAAGCTCCAGGCACTTTCTTAAGTTGTTCCTCGAAGGCCATTATCTTCTTACGGAAGTCTTTTATCCCAGTAACAAAGAAGCCATTTATCTCTCTTTCAATCAATTCTTGCATGTTTCTCCTTATGTTAGTGCCACATAGCCAAGGTTTCCCTTGCCTGTTGTTACATATAATCTCTTAGTTCCTGATCCATTATCATATATAGCTATTTCCCCAGGACTCAATGTGCTTGTTGTTGGTACAACATCAGTATTCTTAATCGATGCTGCATTATTAAACAATGTTTCCAGCATGTTCCTAAGAATAGCTACTTGTGTCTCATCAAACTTAGTAATGTCTCCAGGCTTGCTTATTGTCATAAGATCATCGGTGCCTCTGAGTATACTCCTTTAAGTTCACTTAATCTAAAAGGAAATAAGTCATTTTTAGCTATAGAGAAGTTAATTTCTTCTCCCCTTGCTGTGTCATGAAAAAAGCTCTCCCAACGCTCTGGATGAGAAGCCAACGATACTTCAAATGAATCATCTGATATGTTGGTCTCCCATGAGAAAGTAAAAGATCCTTGAGTTCCTTCATGTACTGTTCCTATTTTCTTGAAGAATTTATCTTGCATAGGAGAATCAAAATTCCTAAAGCCAAACTCGTACAAATGATTAACTGAAGTTTCTGCATTTGTAGCCCCTTTTTCATAAGTATACCTAACTACGAAAGCATTAGTAAAGTAAACTTTTGGATTATCGTTCTTAGTATCATCGGCAGTAAACTCAATCTTATATTGTATCCATACGTTTGCTGTTGAAGCAATCTCTGAACCATTAGGATCAGATAAAGCTGAGCTCCAACTTGCTGCTTCACAGGCAGTCTTAGTAGCTCCTGTTCTAGTATGTATAAGGATATTGTCTGTTGCTGTTGCCGTAATAGATTCATTCCAGTACACCTTGTTTAGACTCTCTGCATCAATCTGTTGAGATGGAGATGTCCATGAACCTGATGTATATTTATTTTCAATACCTGTATTATAGTCCTTCATCTTACCTAATAACTTTCTAAATATTCTAAATGTTCTTGATGGTGGAATTGTAGCTGATACAGACTCTGATGTATCCCATGTAATAGGATGAGTATGATGACCTTGACATTGGGCATGATATCCACCATTACCATAACGATTAACATCAACTCCTGTTGTAGTAACTGCTGTTGTATGAGTATGAGCTGCATTAGCTGCTGCTCCAGTACCTGGAGTGTCTGTCCCAATCTTAATATATTTACCTGTATAAGTAGAAGTCTTATCTGTCCAGCCTGTCCCTGGAGTTCCAGCTCCATCATATAAGCAATAGACAAACTTCTGTGCCCCATCCCAAGTGTCAGACTCACCGATCTTTTTAATAACTCTGAATTCTGCATAAGCTACTTCCCAGTCATCTTGTACAGTAGAATTAGTTGTATCTGAAAAAGCATGGTAGTGATCTGATCTTGGACAATCTGTACCACCATCTGACTCTCCACCACCTGAAGTTGAAGCATCTGTATCGCCACTAAAGTCATGAGAATGAGATGTTGAAGCAGTTTCATTCAAGACAGAAGAGCCCATCTGTATATAGTATCCATCACTGTTCCCAACGGCTGCTGTCAACACTTGCCACCCAGTAGGTGCCGTTGGCTGATCCCACATAACAATAGCACCATCAGGAAACTCTGTGTCAGAATTAGAATCAGACTTAAAAGCTCTTAATTTTATATGTCTTGGTCCTATTGAAGTAGAATCATCGGTATCAAAAGCAGTAATAGGATGAGTATGAGCCCACACAACAGCGTTCTGACTACCATCTCCAGAGTTCACAGCAGATCCTGCATAACTAGGAATAGTACCTGCCATCTCATGCTTATGTCCTGTACCAGCAAATTCAGTTCCAGTTGTAGCATGTATGAGCAAGTATGAACCATCAGAAGAAATCTCTGTCCAACCAGTACCTGGTGTAGTATCTTCCTGGTCCCAGAAGATAACAATGTCATCAGCAATAGCATCTGCCGCAGATGTTTCTCCGATCTCTATATAAGGAGCATTCTCAGTACCACCAACAAACACATCAGAAGATGTGCCAGCGTTGGCTTCTGTCTTAGTCTTTAATCTATATGTATCTTCAGAAGTTTTTTCTTTAACCACATAACCATTCTGAGAATCTCCATAATAAAGCTCTCCAGTTTCATCATCACCTGTCTTAGCAGCAAAGCAATTAGCTCCAGCTACCGTAGTAGATGTCCATAAGTCATAGGATAAGGCTTGTCTTTTAAAGTTATACCTCATGATTCTATTATGATACTGAGCTGCGATAGTATCATCTGTGTAAGCAGCCAAGAATATACCTTCATGCATGAACCCAACGGTATCAGAATAATTAGATGGAAGTATTGATCCTGTATCAAACTCATCTATAATAGCTGATACTTGTGATCCATCAAACCTGTACCAATGATCCCATCCTAAGAACACAACACCATAAGGAGTTTGAGTAATAGACCATTGAGCAGGAGAACCTGTAAAAGCAATAGGATCATCAGCATACCAAGAAGTAGGGTCTGCTCCGGATGTTGGAGAAGTAATATGTAACACTCTAATAGTATTCTTCTTAATACAAATCATCATACCTAGCTGAATAGGAATACCCATGATCTCATCATTATCTTCAGGTGATATCTCCATATAATCTAAATTAGCTGTTTGCTGTATGTAATGAGGAAGATACGGATTGCTATAATAAATCTTATTAGGATAATTAGGATCGGCTGTAATAAAGAATCTTTCTCTATGGACCTTAATTATGCTTCCCTTAGGCATATCATCTGTGACAGAAGGATAACCAGCACCCAGCGATCCATCTGCTATATCATCTGAATAAGTTGTAGTCGTATTATCTGCTATTGTAGCAAGAAGCTTTAAAGATGAACCATCACCCTCTGTTCTATAAATCTTTCTATTAGAAGTTCCTACTGGACCCAACGGTATGTTTGTAAGCTCTACTTTCCTAGATGTAGCTGTGGTGATAGTATTACTCACAGCCCCATTGACAACAGCATCGTCATCAAAGGTAACTCCGTAGTAATATTCAGCAGTTGCATCAAGGTTACCACCAGTAGTGCCTAGGGCAGCCTTACAGGCCCCCAGTTCCCATGTTGTGTTAGAAGACGCTCCATCGTATACCCAAATGTTATCGTAGCCGTTAGAGCACATAAGAAGGTCTTTATAAACTTCAAAGTTACATCTCTTTCCATCAGTAAGACCAGCTCTTATTTCAGTAAAAGCTCCTGTTGCATCAGCTCCAACATAAGCCTTAGTACCATGTACAGCTATAAACTTAGTAACACCAGATGATGTATAGTATCTCTCTAATCCCACTACTGCACCACT